CGCGGGAAGATCGGGCAACGCACTATTTGCCCACTTGTCTCTAAACGCATCAAGGCGTTCACGACGTGCAATGTCATCTGGATCAGCGCCGTTTGAGCGCTCAATCACTTCTTGGGCACGATCGGCCATGCGATCATCTAAGTCCCTTGATTCTCTTTTTATTCTTGTATTTGCCATTTTGATTATCCTTTATTAGCGCGGTCGTAATTTGCATACGCCCGGATCATTTTGTTTCGTTTTTCAATGTTGTCCCACGCACCAGCGTCTCTAATTGCCTGTACACGCTCAGGGCTTAATCTGATTGTGCCGGGCTTAACACTTGATGCATTTGCTACTCTACTTGAGGCTGTTGGGCCCGCTGATGAGCGCTTGTTGTTACCACTTTTGCCTGTATAACGGTGTGGTAAACGGGACTGCAAACGATTATCAAGCTCTTCCCAGTACTCAGGATCACCCGGATCCCAGCCATCTGCGGCGAGCTCTTGATCTACTACTTTGGCAATTCTACTATCTGTATCTCGAGCTTGTGGATCGTACCAAGAGTTACGTTTTAACCATTTTGTGGCGTTTTGCTGAACTTCAGCAGCCATTTCATTTGGTACGTTTTGCTTGGGAGCCTTAGCTTGCTCGAGCTGTTGTTTTTTGTAATACTGCACTTGCTGCAAACGTTGTTTAGCGTCAGTTAGTTGCTCTAAATACTCAACTTGACCTTCCATATCGCCAGACTGTGCTGCCTGCAACATCTTCATCTTTGCATATTCAACTCGAGTTGCTTCGTCTTCAATAGACTTATCAAGTTGTGCAAACTGGTAAGACGCCGCTGTGTTTTCCACTGCAGCTAAGCGACGGGCTAAATCTTCGTTACGCTTTTCAAGTGCACTAATTTTGTGCTTAGCGGATGCTTCACGTTGTTTAGCTAATTCTTTCTTTAGCTTGCGCTCTTCACGACGCGCCTCACGGATTTTCTCACGCTCATCTTCTGTTTCATCATCCTGCTCTTCATCACCAGATTCTTCATCTTGGCTATCTTCCTCAGCATGATCTTCGTCGGAGGCTTCTACTTTGCCTTCGTCTTCTTTGTCTTCTTCGTCATCAAAACCTACTGGTTCTTCAACACGGGCTAAAACGGAGCCGTCTTGTTGTTCCCGAATAGGAACGTCTTTTTCATTATCTGCCATACTTTTCTTTCAAAAGTTAATCTACAAACGCTTTCATCTTCTGCGCATACTCAAACGACTTGATGCGAGAAATGACTTCACGGGCCTGCAACGTAATAAAGACCACTGGTGATCCTTCGTCGTCGGGCTGTACAACAAACCGATCGCCACCGTACTTGATAGTACGTACTAAATCGCCTTCTTTACACCAAGGACCTTCTGGCCACGGGCTTAAGTCTGCGTCTAAGTTACGATATGCTAAAGGTCCAATTTGGATTACTTTAGCCACAGTTTCATTGAAACGTAACGTTTGTCTGGTTTCATCAACTAGGATGATTCCGCCTTTACTGGTGATTTTTTCCCTGCGTAACTGCACAAGTACTCTATCTCCAGCTACCTCAACACCGGTATCAATCTTTGGAAAACATTCGTCCTCTGATCTTGTATCCGGCTCTTCATTGCCTTTTAAATCAAACACTGTCCAGTGCTCCTATAACCTTTACAGGTCGTTTTCTTCGTCTTCCCTCAAAATTTCGTTGATAATGTCTAAAACTGCTTTAAAACCTTCGTGTCTACCAACCAAACGTTGATAATCATCAAAGGTATTAACATTACTTCCAGCGGTGAGGGTTTCCGCCAATTTGGTTTGTTCATCTCGCGTCCGCGAAATAATTTCCGAAATAAAGTCTTTCATACTAACAATAATACAAATACTTGAGGCTGGGCGCCCCAAATATTAATAAAAGTTGCCGCCGTCGAGGTCTTTAAGGTTTTTACCGGGACCAACTTTAGAAGAACGAGCTGGTTTGCCTTTAACTGCATTGTTAGGGCGCTGTGAACCAGATGGTCCGTTGTCAACTTTTTGATCTGGGCCGCCAGCGTAGCCGACATTACCAGTCATTTTGTATGTTTTACGAAAGCCTAATTCGCCGCCGTCTTGTGGGTTTTTTGCCATTTTATTGTCCTGTTGGGGGAGTTGTTGGTTGTGGTGCTACTGCTTGTTGTTGTAACGCTTGTTGATGCGCTTGATCAGCTTGCTGCATTGTTGCTGCATGTTCTAAGCCAGTTTGCTGGGCTTGTTGCGCCGCTTGTTGTGCTGCTTGATCTTGTGCCTGTTGCGCGGCAATTTGTTGCTGAACTTGTTGTGCTTGAGCTTGAAATGCTTGTTGCTCAATTTCTAAACCATGTTGGCGAATCTCTTGCTGGGCTGCATGTGATGCTTTCAAAGCTGTTTGGTTTTGCTCATGGGCCATTGCCATCTGATCTGCACCTAACTGAGCACCTGCATTGATTGAGGCAACGCGCTCACGTGAGGCATTGTTAATGTCAGCCATAGCAATCTGAGTTGCGTTACGGTTTGAATCAACTTGTGACTGTGTTTGGTATTTAGTTTGCAATTCTTGAACTTTTTGTTGCAATTCAGCAATCTTAAGCTGGTACATTTGTTGGTCTTTTTGTTGCTCCAACTGCATACGGGCCTGAGATTCAGCTTGTTTACGCTGTGTCTCAGCCATTTGTGTTTTAAGAATAACCTGAGCTGTAGGATCAGCATTAGCAGCTTGTTGCTGTTGTGCTTGTTGTGCTTGTTGTACTTTTTGTGCCAAACCTTGAATTTGCTCTAAGTAAGGTCCAATAGTTTGTTGAGACTCTTGGCCAACCAACTGAGATGCAATAGCCAAGGCTTGTTGTGATTCAATATCCAATGGTTTTTCTGTGTGCAACTCAAGTTTATCACTACCACCAGATGCCTGTGCCACGTATGAACGCATAGACTGGAGGTAATGTAATGTTAAATGTTGCTTGATGTGTTGCAAGGCTTGTGGTGCAAATACTGGACCAACCACTGGGTTGCCGCCGTACGCTGGATTGTTGGCATACTCTAAGTGAATCTTAATGTGGGCCAAGTGATCTTGATCTGGATAGGCAGCAGCTGGTCGGCCCATTGTCATGGCAACGTTTTCTAATGCTGGGTTAGATTCTTTTGCGCCCAATGGGTTTGGCAATACTTCTTCAATTGCTGGGATCTTTAGTTGGCCGAGAACGCGACGGTAGACAGCACGAATGTCAAACATTCCCGGAGGTGCCGAGGTAGCCATCTGTAAGAGGGCTTGGTTTTGTGCAACGCGTTGCGTTTCAGAAAAAATGTTAGGATCAGATACAGGGCGCACATCATTGTTGTACGCAAAGTCACGTACTTCAATTTCTGTGCCAGACTGGTTGTCCATTTCATCTAAATACCAATGATTTAGACGAGAAATAATTGCCAGTGATTTAGCCTGCGAGCGATGCATACGAGCATGGATCGCTGAGAATACTTTAGCACCTTGCTCAATCAAAGCCTGCGCTGTGCCAACTGGCATGTTGTTGTTTGCTTCGCCAATCTTTTCTTCGGCTGTAGTAACAACGCCTTTAGCTGCGTCTGTTAACCAAGTTAACAAATTCATCAACACAGAAGATGGTTGGTTGAACGGCATTGGCATTGCCAACTTACGAACGTCGTCTACTCCCGGCGCACCTTCAATTTCAACTACTTGTGTTGGTTCAATCCTGTCAGATTGCCCACCAATTCGTCCGCCTTTGAGCTTGAGTAAAGTTTGACTGTTATTAATGTGTGCAGCATCCAGTAAAGCGCGGAGAGCACCAGTAAGAGCAGCAGAGAGCCCGCCAATAAGATGGGGTAGGCCAATAGCATAAGCGCCCCGCCAAGGAATGAATTTGAATTCCACATACCAATCGAGCTTTTCAAGTTTTTCATCATTGCATTCCCAGTTACGATACAGCGCTACTACTTTGCTGGTTGTCTCATCAATGGTCATGATATACGGTGCACGGCGACCATCGGTCTCGCTGTCGTCATCAAGACGCATGAAGCAGGTAATCTCATAAACACGACGCAGACCGTCAATGTTCTTAGATGGGTTTTGTTTGCCTTCGATTTTGTCGTTGGCTTCTTGGGCGCGGGTTTGTTCTGTTAATGGTGCATCAGAACTGTAATTGGTATCGATGTCGCGATAGATACCAGCTTCAACGCGCTGTAAGAATGTGTCTTCGGTAATGTCTTGAACTTCAGTTACACGTGGTGATGTATAGAAGTTGGTAGATGCGTACGGAAGATAAATGTTGTCGATGGCCACCCATTCGCAAGTAGGACGCTTTTGCTCTGAGTCAAAACGCCACTTAAGGAATTGGGAACCGCCGAGAGGTAGTTGGGTCAGCAACTGCTCCATCTCGTCTCGGTAT